TACTAAGTTGCATGGTTGTGCTGAGGCTTGGGTCTATGATACTAAGAAGCGTAAGTTGATTCACTTAGTTGCTGATGAATATGGCAAGAGTTTGACTGTCAAAGGTAACAGTGTTATCGGGTTCTGCACTAAGAATTCTGAGACTAAGACACTACGTAAGCCCGAAGTGCAAATCAAAGAAGTCATGGGAAGTAAGCCCGCGGCACGTAAGTACTTCAAAGACATCAAGGCTGTATCGACTACACCTAACGGTCGATTCAATGAAAACATGATTATCCTAAAGGCATTCTAATGGAAGAATCATTTGATCCGTTAGGTAAAAGAATGGAAACTATGATGACAATCATAGATACTGCTATATTGTCAACAGAGAACGCCAATGATCAACTAATGTTGGCATGTGCAATGATGCAACGTACTAAAGAGATATTTGATAGTATCCTAGGTGAAGAAGGTAGAAAAAAAATGTTCAAGGAGTTAGTATGAATAATGTAGATTTAAACAAGTATATGGAATTTGTTGAAGCAGTTACTAGTAAACAAAGTAATGATCTTACTACGTTTATGAATGTGTTAGACAGAATCGATGGCAATTACGAAGCATATGGTCCGAACGGTGAGTATGTTCATGGTCCAGATATCAATGTACCACTATTGCTTTGTGGTGCTATCGGTCTTGGTAGCGAGACAGGTGAGTTTCAAGAAATCGTAAAGAAGATTGTGTTTCAGGGCAAGCCCCTCAATGAAGAAACACATTTTCACATGAAGCGTGAACTAGGTGATATCATGTGGTATTGGGTTAACGCATGTCGCGCATTGAATCTCGACCCTAACGATGTTGTCGCTGAGAACGTCAAGAAACTGGAAGCACGATACCCGGGCGGACACTTTGATGTTTATCATAGTGAGAATCGGAAAGCAGGTGATTTGTGACTATACGTGTCAAAACGCTAAAAGTTGATCTTAGTCAACTGTATTTTCCTTATGCTAAAAATTGTAATGATGGTAGCATGGGAAGGGCAGTTGAACAAGAATTGATTAGACAGGGATTTGAAGTATCTTCAGGTGTCATCGACTTACCTGACTTACAGTTAGAAATCAAAACTAGAAAAAGTTCTACTGATTCTCCTCATACTGTGGGCACAATGACACATGATGATATCCTGAATACATCATGGAAAGACACTAGTTTTAGACAAAAATTACAAAGTCAGTTCAGAGTCACTATTGATACAAAAACAGGAAAAGTATCTGAACAGGTCGTCATACATTTCCGTGATGATCCTGACATTGACAGGGAACTTGAGCGTTCATATGAAGATGCTAGAAGTAAACTTAGAATTTTTCATCTAATAAGTAATGGTGATATTCTCAAGGATTACACTATTAAGGGTGATGATAGATTGGCATTTTTAGAGTACAAGGATGGTTCAAGTTACGCATTCCGTATCGACCATCGGGGTATGAAGCGTTTCATCAACATGGCAAATATCGCTCCGGTGTTCAACAGCCTTTTTAGTTATAGTTGAGATTCCGATAAATACAACTATTAATCGGAATATAACATGGCTGCGGATCCACTATCAACCCCTACTAACGCTAATTTACAGCAACTAAAAGATGCGATGTTTGACAACCTAAGGTTACGCTTAGGTGGTGACATCATTGATCTAGAATTAGATCCGCAACATTATGAGGCAGCATATGATTATGCTATCAAAGTGTATCGCCAACGTGCGCAGAATTCTACGCAAGAAGGTTACACCTTGATGACTATCATCAAGAACGTTGATACATATACACTTCCTAGTGAGTTCATCAACGTTCGTGCTATCTTCCGTAGAACAGTTGGTCTTGAGACAGGCCCTTCAAGCACAAGTTTTGACCCATTCAGTAGTGCTATTCTTAACACTTACCTATTGAACTATAACTACACAGGTGGCATGGCTACATATGATTTCTATGCTGGTTATGTAGAATTAGCGGCACGTATGTTTGGTGGTTATGTCACTTATACTTTTAACCCTGTCACTAAAGTATTGCGTACTGTGCGCGACTTCAAGGGCACAGGTGAGCGTGTGTTGATCTGGGCAGATATGACTAGACCTGAGACTGAGATATTGCAAGATCCGGGCGCAGGTATCTGGCTAGCAGATTTTATCTTAGCACAACTCAAAGTGATCATAGGCGAAGCCCGTGAGAAGTTTGGTACTATCGCAGGACCGGGCGGTGGTACTAGCCTGAACGGTACTGCTATGAAAGCAGAAGGTAAAGCAGATCAAGAAAGACTATTAGAAGACCTGCGCAAGTATCAAGATTACAGCCAACCATTGACTTGGATACAAGGTTAATATTAGTCACGACCGTATGTTGAAAATTTACAATCCAGGTACAGGATTCCCGCATAGTTCTGATAAGGTTATAGGATGTTATTATAAAAACTTCCTGCAGTTTGATATAGAGTCAAATGATTTTAAACATACTAGCAATATAAAAGATGCAGATATAATCGCTATCCATGGTCATGATATATTTGGTCAAGATCAAATATATGACAAAGTTCAACAAATCAAAGACTTGAATCTAAGTCCACATCAGAAACTTTTAATATTACATATTTTTCACATAGATCATTGCTTTCCTGATAGAAACTATTTTCTATTTGCTAGAAAAATATTACAACAAGAAATACCCAATGAGTTTGCTATAGTACATACTAACTTTGCCCTAGATACAGAGATAAGTTATGATTTTTTGTGGAATAGACAAAAGATATATTTCACAGATTATAATAGAATCAACCTTAGAGAACGATTGTATGTAACAGGTGCTAATATCAAGAATTTTGAATTAAGACCTATAGAAAAGATAACGGATAAGAAGACTAATTCGATACGAAAATATTTGTGCCCCAATAGGATATATCAAACGTTTGATCACCCTAGATTTAAATTCAGAAAAAAATTAAAAGAGTTGATAGACATGTATCCAAATGATGGTCACTATAGTGATTTCTCAAAAGGGTTAATATTAGAAACAGATAACCCTTATGCTGATCAATTCTTGAACAATGGCGGATGGTATCCTATCGCTAACCATTATTATCAAGGTACATATTTTAGTATGTACTGTGAGACGATCACTGGTAATGAGAACTTTTTTGAAGAGACAATAAAGTACAGATCCATAACAGAGAAAACTTGGGATCCATTAATCAAGGGGCATTTTATATTGCCATTCGGTTATATGGGCTTAGTAGATGACATACGATCATATGGATTTAAACTTCCAGATTGGATAGATTATAGTTACGACACGCTACCTAATACTGACGAGCGTTTCGACTCATATGCCAACTCAGCCAAAAAACTACTTGATCTCTCAATCGATGAACTACATGAATTATATAAAAAAGACAGAGATATTTTGGTACACAATCGTGAACTATTCTGGACTAGACCTTATGATTCATTACATGACAAAGTTATTAATTTTTTTAAATAGGAAAAATATTTGATTGACAAACTATATTTTTCAATGTAGAATAATCTTTCTATTTGAAAGAGAGTTACCATGATTATAGGAGTCTCAGGTTTTATAGGTAGCGGCAAAGATACAATTGCTGACTACTTGATCACATTCAAGGGCTTTAAACGTATGAGTTACGCAGGCCCACTAAAAGATGCGGTCGCAAGTATCTTTAATTGGGATCGTGAAATGCTAGAAGGCACTACCAAGAGTAGTCGCGAGTGGCGAGATCAAGTTGATTCTTGGTGGGCAGAGCGTTTAGATATCAGACATCTTACCCCTAGATGGGTACTACAGCAATGGGGCACTGAAGTAGGCCGTAGGGCATTCCATGACGATATCTGGATCGCTAGCATTGAAAACAAATTAAGAACGGCTAAAGACGATATCGTTATCAGCGATTGCAGATTTCCTAACGAATTGAAATCTATCAAGCGTCTAGGGGGAATCACTGTCAGAGTATCTAGGGGAGATAATCCACCTTGGCATGATGCTGCCTTGACTTATTCAAAAGGTTATTATGCGCAGGGCTATCCCGAAGCAATGAAAATTCTAGAATCATCTAACGTACATGCTAGCGAATATAGTAGCGTGGGATTAGAATACGATCATCATATAGAGAACAATGGAACTATTGATGAATTACACAGAAAGATCGATTCAATAGTCAACTTGTAAGTCGCCACGCTTCCATGTAACTTTCTGTCGTTTAACGACCTCGATACAGTTCAAACAGATAGACCTCAGATTACTAAACGCAGTATTTCTGAGGTCTCCGTCTATGTGGAACACGGTCATCTGAGTATGATATATGCATTTAAAGCCGCAGATATCACACACTTGCTTCTTTTTATAACCTGCTTTGACCCAGTTGCTAGGTCTTGTCTTTACTTTATTCTTCTTTTTACCGCACTCATCACATATACTGCGGTAGTGTTTCACACCGTCACGAATATAATTAACGGCTCTAGGGTTCTTATTGCATTGATTGCAGATAGGTCTTAGTAATCCCATATTGATATTTATCTAAAACCTTCGAAGGTCTCTTAGTCCTTGGTTTTTTCATACCTGTACTAAATAATATTAAGCGTATTAGGGTTGTTACCCTCAAAATATAACATTATAGGAAACAAAAAAATGGCACTTACATCACCCGGCGTAGAAGTTACGATAGTAGATCAAAGTCAGTATCTTCCAGCCCCAACCAATTCAACCCCTCTTGTGATTGTTGCTACAGCACAAGATAAGGCAAACCCAAACGGAGCAGGTGTTGCAGTAGCAACAACTCCTGCTAATGCGGGTAAATTGTTTCAAGTCACTAGTCAACGTGATCTTGTTTCTCTTTACGGCACACCGTTCTTCTATAGCACAACAGACGGTACTCCTATTCAAGGTTATGAATTGAATGAGTATGGTCTATTGGCTGCATACTCAGCATTAGGTGCTACAAATCGTTGCTATGTACTAAGAGCAGATATCGATCTAGCAAGTTTAGTAGGTCAGACAGGTCGTCCAACAGGTGAACCAGAAGATGGTGCATACTGGTTAGACACTACTACAACTGCTTGGGGTATTTTCGAATGGAATGCTACAACAGAACTATTTGCACAAAAGACTCCTATCGTTATCACAGATAGCGATAATATGGTCGCTAATTTCCCTGCTCCTTTCTTGGGATCAGTAGGAGATTACGCTGTTAATGCTATACAGATCACAGCGGCTCCTGGTTCAGCACAAGCACAGCAATTCTTCTATAAAAATAGCGACAATGTATGGGTAGTTATAGGTTCATATGAATGGCAAAATAGCATCCCTACAGTAACAGGTACTAATAGCAATCCTACATTGACAGCAGGTAACACATTTGGTATCACGTTAGCAGGCGGAACATCGGCAGAGACTGCGTTCGTTACAATCACAGTTCCTGGCTTAGGTCAGAATACTGTAGCAGGTGTTGCAGCCGCAATCAATGCATTAGGTTGGCATGGTGTAGAAGCCGCAGTTAATAGTTCAGGTCGTTTAGAGATATTTGCGAATAACGCTTTTGGACTCAATATTCAAACAGGTACTGGTACAGTACTAACTGATATAGGTATCACATCGAAAGTCTATTATCCACCTGCCCTACAATTTGGTACATCTGCTCAATTACCATTATGGGGTGCCGGACAGCAAAATCCTGCTCCATCAGGTTCAGTATGGATGAAGGTCGGCGCATCAGGCAATGGCATGAACTTAGCAGTTAAAGAATACGATGCCGCTTCTAGCGCATGGGTATCAAGAACTGCTATTTTAGCAACAAACGATGCATCAATAACTAATACTCTCGATTCAACTGGCGGTCAGGCTATCCCTGCAGGCACAATATATGCTCAATATGATTTCGATGACCAGTATGACGAGGCCCCTGTTTACTTGTGGAGACGTTTAGCAACTGGTCCTACAGTCGTGACTGGTACTAACACTAGCCCAAGTTTTGATGCAGGTCCTTATACTGCAAACATTTATGTAACTACACCAAACAGCAGTGGGTGGAGCGGTCCTTATGCAATGTCATTAGCAGATAATACTTTTGCTGAAGACTTTGTTGAAGCATTTCAGTTAGCAGGTGCTCCGTACACTACTGCAACAGTAGGAACAGATGGTTCTATACAGATAACTCACACATTAGGTGGTAGTATCCGTATTGATGACATCGATCCATCTACTGGTCTAAGCCAAGGTCTAATGACTGAAGCAGGCTTCATCATAGGTTCTACTGATGGCGTTAAGTTTGGATATTTTGTAGATACACAATTTACATTAAGCGCAAACTCAACTTCAGGAAGTGGTACAGGTGCTCAATTTGTTATAGATAAACAATCACACATATATACAATCACTTCTATAGCATCAGCAGGTACTGGTTATGTAGTAGGTGATACATTAACATTCAACGGTGTAAATCTAGGTGGTGTTACCGGCACAAATGACTTTGTGGTGAAGGTGGCATCAGTTAACGGCTCAGGCGGTATCTTGAAGGTTGCAGAAGCAACTACTAGTGACACGCCGGCATTCGCTTATGAAGTGCAGTTGAGCAATTGGGCAGAGTTTGCATACACTGCTAACGAAGGTGCTCCAACAGAGATTCCTGCTACTGGAACTAACTGGTTCTATAGCGTAGTCGATGAAGTAGACATCATGGTTAAAACAAACAATGGCTGGAAAGGTTATCGTAATGTAAACTATAACAGCAACGGTTTCCCACTACCATCAGGTACAAACACTACTGATCCAAATGGTCCTATCGTAAGTGCAAGCGAACCAACTACGCAAAGTGATGGTACTGCTCTTGCTTATGGTGATCTATGGATAGACACAAGTGATCTTGAGAACTATCCGTTAATCAGTCGTTGGCAAGCAGTTGACGGTGAAGACAGATGGGTATTGATTGATAATACTGATCAAGTATCAGGTTCAGGTATCGTATTTGCTGACGCACGTTGGTCAACTGATCAAAATACTATCAACCCAGCAAACGATCCTATCCCAACTATCAAGGGTTTGTTGACAAGCAACAACGTAGACTTAGATGCACCGAGTGCTTCTCTATACCCAACTGGTATGTTGTTGTTCAACACTCGTCGTAGTGGCTACAATGTCAAGCAGTGGAGAAATAATTACTTCAATTCAGCAAGTTTCCCCGATGAAACATTACCTACTATACGTAGCACATGGGTAAGTGCAAGCGGATTGCAGAGTGACGGTTCACCTTACATGGGTCGCAAGGCTCAGAGAGCGATGGTTGTGTCAGCAATGCGTTCTGTAGTAGACACTAATACTGCAATACGTGATGAAGACAACTATTTCAACTTGATGGCAACACCTAACTATCCAGAACTACAACCTAACATGGTTGTGTTGAATAGTGATCGCGGTGAGACAGGTTACATCTTGGGTGACACTCCAATGGGATTACCTGATGATGCAACAGCAATTCAAGCATGGGCAACTAATGCCGCAGGTGCAACAAGCACAGGTGAAGATGGTTGTGTAACACGCAACACTTATCTAGGCTTGTTCTATCCAAGTGGAATTGCAAATGACTTGAGCGGTAACGAAGTAGCAGTTCCAGCATCACACATGATGTTGCGTACATTCTTGCGTAACGATACAGTCGCTTATCCTTGGTTAGCGGCAGCAGGTACTCGTCGTGGTATCATCGACAACGCATTGAATATCGGTTACTTGGATCGTGCAACTGGTGAGTTCCAAGTCATCAAGACACGTATCGGTATACGTGATGTTCTCTACATCAACTTCATCAACCCACTAGTGTTCTTCACTGGCAATGGATTGTTGAACTATGGTAACAAGACATCATTCAATAGTCAAAGCGCATTGGATAGAACAAACGTAGCACGTTTGGTCGCTTATATCCGTCGTCAATTGACTATAGCCGCAAGACCGTTCGTATTCGAACCAAACGATGCATTGACTCGTCAGCAAATTTCTGGCGTTGTTGAATCGTTGTTCGTTGATCTTGTTGCTAAACGAGGCATCTATGACTACTTGGTAGTCTGCGATGAATCAAACAACACCCCTGCTAGAATAGATCGCAATGAATTGTGGGTCGATGTCGCAGTTGAGCCTGTCAAGGCTGCTGAATTCATCTACATCCCAGTTCGTATCTTGAACACAGGTGAGTTGTCAGGAGCATAATAAAAAGATAGAGAGAGTCTCTAAGAGGCTCTCTCACTTATGATAAATACTATAAAGTAGGAGAATTTACAAATGGCAACAGCCTCACAATCATTGTTTAACATGACAGTCGCATCTGATAATGCCGGAGGCAATCAGGGCCTGTTGATGCCAAAACTACAATATCGCTTCAGAGTTAATTTCTTGAATTTTGGCGTCGATGCGGCAGGCGGTCTAGCGTTAACTAAGCAAGTTGTTGACGTGGCAAGACCCCAGATACAGTTCCAAGAAATCACACTTCCAGTTTACAACTCAACATTGTATCTTGCTGGTAAGTATGCATGGCAGCCTATCACAGTAAACGTTCGTGATGATGCATCAGGTACAGTTTCAAGAGCAGTTGGACAACAAGTTCAAAAGCAATTAGATTTCGTAGAGCAAGCATCTGCGGCAACTGGTCAAGACTATAAGTTCCAGACTAACATCGAAATATTAGATGGTGGTAACGGTACTAGTGCACCAGTAGTCTTAGAAACATGGGAACTATATGGTTGCTTTGTACAGACTGTAAACTACAATACATTGAACTATGGTACTAACGATGTTGTAACGATAGCATTGACATTACGTTATGACAACGCAATACAATCACCACTCGCTTCTGGCGTTGGTGCAAGTATCGGAAGAATCTTGACTGGCGATTCAGTAACAGGCCTTGGCGCCGGTACTTAATAGTTAGGGTCTCCTGGTTATGTCAGGATTTATTCAAGACCTACTTAAAGGCGCTGCCGGAGCAGTCTTCGGCAGCGATTACCTTAGAGACTATAGGCACGCCGCAAAAACATTTAGGACTAATAGTTATCAAAACGCTCCTAAATATAAATTCATATTTCATACCTACTTTAACATCAATGTCGAAGCATGGCCAGATTCAGTAGATAAAAATATAGGTTTATTAGTTAAAGATGTAAAACTTCCCTCGTATAGTTTTAACACAATACAACTCAATCAATATAATCGTAAACGTATCGTACAGACTAAAATAAAATACGACCCTGTAAACATAACTTTTCATGATGATAATGACAACCTCATCAATAGAATGTGGTATAATTATTATACGTATTATTATGCAGATGCAACTAAACCTACTGTATTTTTAGGTAAGCGAGGCGCGATACCACCTAATAATGATAATAGCAGTTCTGCACAAACTACTAACGCAGATTATAATATAACAAATATCTATGACGATAGCATAAGCGGAAATGATAATTGGGGTTATATCGGCGAGACCGCTACTCCAAAATTTGGACACAAGGTTCCTTTCTTTAAGAACATTACAGTGTTTGGTTTCAATCAACATGCATTCACTGCATATACGTTAATTAATCCTATCATTACTAATTTTTCACATGACACATACAGTTATGCTGATGGTGCAGGAGTCATGCAAAATCAAATGACAGTAGATTATGAAACTGTAGTTTACAATGAAGGTGCTATTGATGGTAGAGCGCCCGGTGATATAGTTACAGGTTTTGGTGATCCAGCAACATACGATAGAAAACCAAGTCCTATCATGATGCCAGGAGCCAACGGGAGTTTTGTAGGTCAAGGTGGATTAGTTGATGCAGCCGGTGGTGCAGTTAAAAGTTTCAGCGATGGTAATATTTTAGGCGCACTACGTACAGCAGGCACAGCATATAATACGTTTAAAAATATAAACTTGAAACAAACAGCAAAAGCAGAACTTGAAAACATGGTAGCACAGGCAGCATGGCAGTTCGGTAGCCCTATCAGTAAAAATAGAAATATATTATTCGACATTCCTAATAAATCAGTCACTCCTTATACAGTAGGCACTGCCGGTGCACCTACTATCAGCAATCCTCCTACTCCGAACCCTGTAACTCCTGTCTCTAATGCAGGAGTTCAAGTAAGAACTACTTACAATAATAAATAAGACATGGCATTAATAGTAACACAAACCGAAAGCATTGACAGGACAGTAAAGATTTTTGATAATTTTTACAATGTCGCTGTCACAGTACCTACAAATGAATATGATATAGTATTAAGTTATTTTAAAAGTGTATGCGAGACAGAATCAATAGCACAAAATTTTACAGCATTCTTTTTTAGAGTATCACAAGAATCAGGCATAAACGCAATAACATTATTAGAAAATATTAAAGGCACAACTAAAAATAAACTAGAAGTAAATCAATATCTCGCATACTACCTAAATAGTTTTAAATCAAAAACAAGCCTTTATGGGGTAGCAACTATACCCAGACCTGTACAACCAGTGGCACGTAACGTAGTTTTATGACATGGCTAATTACGCACAAGGTAAATACCAAGTAAAGAACAAGCACAAATACGTAGGCAAAACAGTGCCTAAATATCGTTCAGGTTGGGAATTAACATTCATGATGTTTTGTGATAACCACGATAGCGTATTACAGTGGGCTAGTGAATCTATACAAATACCCTACAGGAATCCACTGACGGGTAAACAGACTGTTTATATACCTGACTTTTTTGTTTTATACCAAGATAGATTAGGTCATCAACGAGCAGAGATAGTAGAGATAAAACCCAAAAAACAAAGTCTCATTGAGAGCAGAGTGGCTAGTGCAAGAGAAAGAGTCACGGTAGCATTGAATCATGCAAAATGGGCGGCTGCTATGGCCTATTGTAAAAGGATAGGTTGTACATTTAGAGTAGTTACTGAAGATGATTTGTTCTACAAGGGCAAACGCAAATAAATAATGCATGACCAGAAAACTTGAAGAATTATTCAATCTCTCTCAATCTGAAGAGAGTACCGAAGAGTTTCAGTTACTACTCTAAATGTAC